ACCCATTGCAATAATACAGTATTACAATAATTGTAAGATGCAGCAGCATCTGTTGTATTAATCGCACCGCTAACATTTCCTCTCAAATAATTGAACATAGAGAGGCGTCCAAACAAAGTTCTGTCTGATGCTGACGTAGGTCCAATACTGGTCCACAAGTTGTACCGTTTAAGAACAGATCTAAATGAGGCAATACTTTCACCAGTAAATACCTTATTTATATCTCTATTATCGGACATAGTTGGACCAAGCTCCTCAGACTGGGCTTGTTGTGGTGCGGAAGGCTCTGTAGTGTTCTGACTCTCACTAACTATTTGTTCCATACCAGATTGTGGTTTGAAAACAAAATATTGAAAATGATCATCAGGTACAAACACTTCAAAGTCATCTCCCATAGAGACAAACACATTAACTTCAATATCATTATTGACCGTGGAATTTGGCGTTGTAAGTTCATTCACTACATATACACCAACAACACCATTACCCCTATTTGGGGACGGCAAAGCCGCATATGGCGTTGTGCTATACATCGTTGTGACAGCGTCAACTCCAGGTTCAGCATGACTCAATAACGTTCTATCTTGTCCATTGGCAATTTCAACAGTGAAATCCGTTTTATCGGCAATGTCCACAATGGTAAGATAATTCGTATTGTATTCATTTGTTCCAAAGAAGTTAGGGTCATAAACAACTTTAATCCTACCTTTATGAAATGCCGAACAGACAATCTGAAATCGAAATTTCATAGTGCCCGTCCAATATTTGAAAGGTAAAGCTGCCATGGCACATGCAGGAAAATGATATGACACGGGAGGTCCTGCATTTTGTGCCCAAGTACATGGATCAACTCGGGCATTCCAAAGCAAAGTTTCAGGGGCTGTGCCAATATTCCAGGAGAAAGTAGTTAAGTAACTTTCACGTTTCGCAATCTCCTTAATATTGAGTGGATCAATACCGTCCAATCCAACAACCCTTGGATCAATAGTCAATTCCTGCTTATCATCAACAGTCATCTTGCTCGCTCCATCACCTGTATTAGTCAAAGCCAGAGAAGAACTAGGATATGGCTTATAAGGTTCTGGATTCTTAGTCACAGTGGGTCTACAGTAACCAAACATTTTTGCAATAGCTGCTGTTGTTGATGCTGCTGCTTCCGTTGCTTGTGCAAAAGGACCAATAGTAGGTATTCCTGTCATGGTACCAGCGATTTTGGCCAAAGCCGTCGCAGGTCCAGACACAACACCTTTCTCGTTAACTTCATCGGTTTCCATACCAGATTGAGGTCCAATATTATCGGGCTCAACTGATGTGAGAACTGACAAACTAACATCCTCTGCCCAAGCAAAGACCGAAATCGTTACAACATCGGTCGCTCCGTTTGCGTGTTTGAGAGTATTGAGACTTCGAAAGAACATAGTCCCAAATTCCTCCCATTGTGTTGCCGGAATATTACAATAATTCCAGTAGTTAAAGAATGGTAATATCATTTCTCCACCCTGTGATGTAGTCGGATCCAAAAAGATACGTGGTTGCTGTGAAGCTTGAACCAGATCCTCACGGACCAAAGCTGCATTACTTGATAGGGTATCATACACATCGAAAGGCAAATAACTTACTAAAGCCCTTCCATATTGAAAACCATTTCCATTAATTACTACTTTGACATGCAAATTCGCTCTTAAAAGATTGAAATTCGCAATACGATTAGAAACACGCGCATTCGCAAAATACAATTCCCATGGATTGATATCGAAAGCTAGAGTTGTGGAAGTTGACCACTCCTCTTCAGCAATCTTAATTGGACGGGAAAAGAAATTCTGCAAAGTCGCGTCATTGGAATCTTGTAACATTCTTGTTGGATCTATAGTTGATTTCACCTCATATATATAAGGATTAATCTGATCCGAGAATTTAACATTCTCCTGTTTCTGTTCCCCGGCAACTCGCATTATTCTATTGTCATTAGTTGTTCCATCAGTGCGTTCGTAACCTGATTGAGATGTGTAGACTTGGTCATAGCACATACATCCTTCAGTTATATAGTTACAATTCTCACAATGATATAAACCACTAAGGCAATTATCATCTCTAAAATTAATACGATTAAGCTCCAAAAACTCCAAATGCGACAGTGCATCATTTGAATCTCGAGACTCATCATCCTTCCTGGCGGCTGGTTTGATATCATACTCGGATCCTCCTGTATGCGGTTCAGGTCGAAATATGCTCTCGAGCGCTTCATTGGCACGTAACAACTGATCAATACCATCGAGACGCTCGACATTTTGCATAAAAGTTTCTAGGGCTTGTGCTTCAGCATCAGTTGTTGTATCAGTCTGAGCAACCGTGCTTGAAGTATCATCTTGTTCTAAATTTATTATATTATTATTATTATCATTATTTATAAAACTAGTAATCCATATTATGTACAGACAGCAGACCGGATCAAGTCTACTGAACGAAGTATTTACAGTTGGGCAAGGTGAACCCATCTCTCGATTTCCCGTTAGGAACCTTTAAACATGCAAAGCCTACATATAATCTACAAAACACATAAAGATCAAAATACATGTGGTATCCATATACACGCATCAATTTTGCTTACCATCAGATTTGAAACTGGGTCGGATTTAATGTCCCCGAAGTGACTAGTCATCGTCCAAATAATCGGTCAAAGAATTCGGTGAATCATACATTTCGTATTGATCACCATATTTCTCCTTCCAATCAACAACACCATCTGCATATGACATGTCGAGACGTGAGCACATATGACTTATTCCCATTCTAGCTGCGACTTCCTGCAAGCCAGATTTATATTCATTGTACACTTTCTCTCCATGATTCCATAATTCACGATCTGCAGTGTCTAAGTTTTGGGCGCAAGCCTGTTCTTCAGAAATCGGACAACCTTTTCCCCTAAGGTACATATGTAACGATTTGAAGATCGACTTTTCGACCAAAGCTCCAACATGGCATCCGAGTGCTGGATGATAAACACTCGTTCTTTTGAGAAATTCCCATTCTTCCATAGGTAAGTAGTCCTGTAATTCAGACGTTTTATCAGGCATGGTATACACTTGTCCGTATTTTGCTAAAAATTGCGAACATTCACGTATATTGAATTTCTCAGCACCTTCACGTACACTCCCTATGTTATCGTCGCCATATGTCATAGCAGCGACCCAATCCCGAAACACCATTCTATCACAAAAGTTTTTAGGCTTATACTGTGAATAGAAAAAGCATCTGAGATTTAACGAACCACAAATACCGTTAATCACAACTGTCAAAGAATTTCCACTAATGTGCGTGCCTTCCGTCAAACCGATAAGATCACCATTAAAAGCAATAACAGCAAATACAATATCGCCTGTCATAGCTTCCATAATTCTCAAATCTTCTTCAGAATAGTCACACTCACGAGCGAAATCAATCATGATTCTCAATGCTGCAAAGATCAATTGTGACGGTAATTTCTGGTCGTATTTGCCATAATCACCCCCAAATACTCGATCTTCACCAAACTTCATGGCATGTGCATAAAATTCCTCCCATTCTGGTCCGTGTGCATTAATTCCAACGGCACATTCGGATTTAATAGGATTCATTTGTAACACTCGAAGAATAGGTAAATAGTATTTCCGAATAAGATATGTCAATGCCATAGCATTTCCATAGAAAATTCTGCATTTCTTCTTAGAGAGAATCTCATCTTTCTTACACGCTTTGGCAATTGGATAAGCTCTCTCTCCTCTTCGGTAACACTCTTCACACCGATTAATCTCGTCCATAATAACTTGGTCCAAGACACGATTATTCGGCTTGTCTTCTGTAGGTTCTAATTCCGTGACGAACCTCCTCTTTTCCCCGGACAAAGGAAAACCAATGGAGGTACCCAACTTAATGGAGTCCATAAACTTCTTGCCAGGAATCCCGCACAAATTCTCATGATCAGTTAACGGTCTCGATTTATTCCAAAGTTCACTTTTAAAGATAGGTATCAAAGGTTCTTTGTAATCATTAATCGCCGTAACTAACAAGTCATACGGGTATGGATGAGCCGGAACAGCTAAGTTGGCTAAACAATCTTGCCAACCTAGATATTGCGGCTCTATCACGGGTGGACAATAAATATTCGGTCTATTAAAAACATCCGTAATATGTTCACTCATCAAGGAAACTTTCACATCACTTGAGAATTTACTATGTCCAATTGTTGATCCGTACCATTCTACCTGCGAATCTTCAGGCATATAATTAACTGGGCTCTTTGGGTGCAGAGGTTGTCCTGTAAGAATTTCTACACCTAACACCTTACGTTCAAAGTTTCCAGCTTGACCGGAGAGTATAACCCCATCCAATCCACGCAGAAATTCAAGTCCAGCACTCAAATCTCCTTGTGTGAACGATCCATAACATCCACATGGCGTACCATCGCGACCTCCAAGATGAAGACCGACGATTCCACTACCTACTGTATCAGAATATAATACTGCACCACACAATCCACCAAAGGTGTTCATGTTAAGATGAGCATACATTCCTCCACGGAATGGTTTTGT